AAACTGCAGCTCCTGCCGCTGTAGCACCTGCTGCTAAGGCTGCGTCTGCACCAGCTGCTCCTGCGGCTAAGAAAGACGAAAAGAAGCCTGAAGCAAAAAAGTAAAACGGCCTTGTAAAGCTGGGCAGACTGCGGCCGATGGCTGTAGGGTTGTCAAAAAGGCCGTTAATAAACCAGCTGTAAAGAAGCCTGCGAAAGCAGACAAGAAGTAAGATCGGGGCCTCAGGGCCCCCTTTTCATTAGTAAACCGTTATACGATTGGTATATCGATCTAAAGAAGACCCTGTATATTCTGGTCTAGGATTGGCTTTCATTGGAACAATCTTAGTAGTATTGTTGCTACTTACGTTGTTAGATACAACGGTGTTATTAGCGACCCCTCTACCGCTTGCTTCTCTTGCCATATCAGCATTTTCTGTAGATGTTTGAGCTACAGTAGACCCCTGCTCCATAGTTCTTTTAGCTCTTGCAGCCTCTACTGCATCCTTAGCTAAAGTTTTTTTCTGCACTGCACTAAGGCCCTCACCACCTGCGTTGTCGTAAGCATTCGAGTAGATTCTAGCATCTTCATCCGAAGCTTTTTTTAATGCACCTCCGGTAAATTCACCTTCAGTAACGCCTGCAGTCTTAAGTTTTTCAGTTTGCACCTGCCTTTGAGCAAATTTTTTATCATCTATATTAGGTGTATCTCTTCCATACTTTTTAGCTTCAGCCATGGCAATTTCTTCCAGGCTTCTAGGTTGTGCGGCAACTGCTGCTGGTTTACCATCTATAGTTTCTTTTGGTGTAACTTGACCATCGACAGATTTCTTCTCTGCTGCGGCCACCGACTTACCTGCACCAGACGTCTCAATTTCTTTTTGAAACTTTGTAATAGCCTCTACCTTGGCTCTTGATTCAGCTACCTGATAATCTATACTGCTAGGTTCTTTTTTACCAAACTTTTTTGCTTGATCTCTAGCAATTTCTTCAGTTCTTTTTTCTTTAAATTCAACAAACTTTTTATAGTTGTCTGGGTCTTTTTGAGAAAACTCCATCTCACTAAATTGAATGCTAACTTTTTTACCATCAACAGTTTCCGCTGGGGCCGCCGTACCAGCCTTACTAGCTGCAACAGGATTCTTTGCCCCTGGACCCCCGGTTACATCTTTCTCACGTAATTCTTTTCCTATCAATTTATTATATTGGTCTTGAGCTCTAAATGGTCCAGTATCAATGTCTTCACGTGCTACACCCTTTTCTAGTAAAGCACCTTTATATTTTCTACTGGCTTCACGTTCAGATAACCCTACTTCATCCCCTTCTTTATAGTCGCTTTTATGGGGTTTTCCAAAATACGTGGACCCTCTTGCATTAGCCTCTTCAGCCTGTTTATTTCTCTCGGCGGCGTTAGATGCAGTTAAAGGTCTTACATCTTTACCTATATCTGCTTCTCTATACTTGTTCCCTATTTTGATACTTTGAAGACCCTGGGCTTCACTCTCTTTTTGTAACTTATTGTATTCAGCTTGTTTCTTAGGGTCGTTAAATTTACCGGGGGTTATTCCTGACTCAATATCACCTTTTGGTTGTACATCAAATGGATTAGCTTTTTCAAATTCTTTTATTTTATCTCTTGCAGCCGCTTCCTTAGCTTCACTATCTTGAAACTCTTTTTTTATCCTTGATAGTTTTTCAGCTTTACTTAAATCTTTCTTAACTACCGTTTCAGGTGTTGGAGCTAGAGCTTCTTTCGTAGCTGCACCAGGGGCATCTTTATTTAATTCCTCAGTCTCTTTTCTAATTCTTGCAGCCGTAGTCTTTGTTGAGTCAAATAGGCTTAATTTCTCACCACCTCTATTAATACTGGATAGTATCTTTTTGCCAAAAGACATTTTTTTATAGTTGGCTTCATCTTGCTCTTTGCTAGAATCAACAAAATCTTTATCTTTAAAATATTCGGTTTCATTTTTAATTCTATCAGCTTGAGCCTCTCTTGACATATTATCAAGGAATAATGCGCTACCTACTTTTTCAATACCCCTACCAACACCTGATTGTATTTTCTGACCCATGGACATCTTTGCCCAATTGGCGTCATCTTGAGCAGTATCAACTTTTAAATCGTTACCTTCTTTATCCTTACCAACGCCCAGCTTACCTAGACCGTAATCAACCGCTGCACCACCTGCTACAGCAACCCCGGCAGCTGCCGCCCAAGGTAAAGCTGCCTTACCAGCAGCCATTAAGCCTTTACCCACACCTCCCATACCGGGCATCATGCCACCCAGCCCACCCAGTAGCCCCCCTCCACCTCCCCCGTCACCCCCTCCACCAGGGCTAGGAGTGGGTGTACTTTTTTGCTTAGGTAAATCTTTTGGTGTTTTAGGAGCTAAAGCTTCTCTGATTGCCTTAAGTTCAACAAGTTGTGCTTTAGTTGTATCCAGCATTTGCTTAGATAACTCAAGATCATTCTTTGCAGCATCAGCTTCAATTTCCCCGGTGGTTGCGATATTGTCTGCTTCAGGGTTTTGCTGCCTTGGGCTTGTAACATCAGCTTCTTTATCTTTCTTTTCTACTTCTTTAGACGGGGTTTGAAAAATACCTGTACCTGGTTTTTCAGATAAACCATCGGTCATGAAAAACTTAAATCCACTTTTTATTTCTTCAAGGAATCCTTTAAAGGCGGGTTGATTTAAATCCTCTTCATCGTCAGCCGGTTTTTTCCCTTTACCCCCAACAGCAGGAGCTGCAGCCTTGCCGGGGGTATAGTTTATTGGTTTAAGACTAAAGGCATTATCTTCTTTTGCTCTTTTACCTTGAGCTGACAAAGCATCTCTAGCAGTTTCAAAATCAATTACTTGACCGGTTTTTGATACTTTACCTGAAACTTCATTTATTACATCTCTACCGCTGGTGTTTCTATACCCAGCCATTTCCTTACTATATTCAACACTGCCTTCTGTAAGTTTGCGAGTTAGAGATGACTCTTTAAAAATCTCATCTAATAGCTTAGTTTGATTTTCACCAATATTAACTAGTGGTGTTAAATCTATATCTATTTTAATACCTGTAACAGCACTTCTTACTTCTTTAAGAGAAGATATAACATCATCTAATTGCTTTTCTCTTTTATCATTATCCTCACCAGCATTCTCCCGTTCAGCTTTCAACTGAACTAGCTGAGTAACAAAGCCACGATTATTCTGTTCCTGGAGTTTTTCCAGGAACGCTTTGAAGCTAGGGTCTGATGCTGATGGGGATTGCATTATGATCCAAAGTTAGGGGTTACAGGTCTTCTTCCACCAGGAGCTTTTATTGCTGCTTCAAAGCTTGGGACCGGCGCTGGCCAAGCTGCAAACGGGGGAGTAAAGCTCGGAGCTGGCTCCGAAGCTACAACCGGTGATGTCCAAACCGGGCCTGCAGCTGGAGGCACCTGTAGTATATCAAAACTCTGAGATTGAACTGCAGGAACTGATGATGCAGGTTGGACAACAGGTGTAAAGTTAGATGCAGTACCAGCGACTTTCTCTTGTGTTCTACCCCATGCAGCAATACCAAGCACGGCACCCATTGCAAGGTGAAATAACCCCGCACCTTGAAGCGTTAAAGGGCTCCATTGGGTAACAGTCTGTTTAGTAAATACTTGTAGTAAACTCCACAGTACAGGGAATATGGCCATGTCAAGTAAACATATGAGCATGTACATCCACCCCATTGCAGGACGCCATTTTTTCTGCATCCAGTCTTCGTCTTTTTTTACTTCCATTTACGTATTCCTAGCATTTTGTTTAAGCATTTTCAGCTTTTCGTTTTCTTGTTTAATATAATCTATTAATAGCGAAACATAAATCTCCCTCTCCCACGGCATCATATTTTCAATCTCAGTCAAACTGTACTTATGATGATGCATTAATGAAAAGTTTAGCGTGAAGTAATTAGCTAAACTATCTTGGGAAAGGGTTATACGAAAAAATTCTGCAATCCTTCAAGCTTGGAAACATTATGCTTTCCGCACTTAGGGCAATTACATTCAATTGTTTGAACAATCTTTGGCGCTGTTACAAAGAACTGCTCCAATTTATCAAACTGTGCCTTGGTTAAAGAGAAAATAAACTCCTCTAATTCTTCTTTAGTCTGGTCTGCAGCAGACCAATATTCGCTCTGGTTATAAATTGCTTTAACACTTCTTAAAATAAGATCGATAACTTTTTGGTTATCATCAGTAGCAAAGATATCTACAACATCATCTATGTTAGGATATTTTAATTCAATACCGATTTCATCGTTAATCATAATTTTATTAGAATGACCTTCTGGTTTAACTACCTTAAGGTCTTCAATATTAAATGTAGCATCGATCTTTTCACCACATTCACAATTAACAATTACTTCAACAGTCTCGCTTATTGATTTTGCTCTCAAATGCATAAAGATATATTCAATATCAAAATGCGGTAACTCGCTAATTTTAATCGTATTAAATGTACATACGTCTACTAACTCTCTAATAATTCTTGATACTTCGCTATTATCAGCTTCTGACATGGTCAGAAGAATCTTATGTTCTTTAACTAAGAACGGTCTAAATCTTACTTTATCACCTGTTGAAGGTAATGTCAATTCATACGTTGGTGTTTCTAATTTTGGTAAAGCCATTATATTATCCTTTTATAAATCAATTCGTCTTGGGTCAGTTTTTGCAAAATCTGCTCGGGCTTGCAATGCTATTTGTAACTCTCTACTTCTTGGTGATTCCTTGGGTATAGTCTGGAATTCGCGACCTGTATCTTTCCAGTAACGATACGCAAACAATACATTGAGTCTATGGGTTTGATTTTGAGCTGAATTATTTAATTCTAAAAGATTACTACTTCTTGGAAACGCTTCATACAATTCCAACTCGTATGTAATATTTTCTTGTTCATCAAGCTGTTTTAAAGTAATCGTTGAAGTATAATTTTCTTGGTAGTTTACTAATCCGGAGTCAGGATCAACAACTACTGAAGTCCAATCATCAAAAAACTTTTTTACATTCATATCTCTGTCAACGTGAAACGTTAAAGATATACCCTCGCCACCATACTCAGCACCAAACGGTCTTTGGTATGTAGGTCCAAAGATCTTAAATGATTTTGTAGAAATGTTAACAGGAGGCAAGCTTGCCATCTCACAGTAAAGACTTGTAAAGTCGGCATACGATCTATTTAAATCACTCATACCTCTAGGTGAAGGAATCATAACTTCAAACCGGTTTACTCTTGCCAGGCTATCTTCTTTAATAGCGCTAAGAAATAAACTTAAATTAAAACTAGATTTTGACATTAATATTTCTTTCTGGATTCTCTCCAGACCTCTTGTTTGTTAGCTCCGATGAACCTCTCCACTGGAAGCTGAGAGGCAGTAACCCAATCGGGATAATGTATTTTTAAAAATCTAGATTGAAGCTGGTCATAAAGATAGTGCTTAACACAAGCCTTAATAGGTGCGTATCTTGTTGAAGCATTCAATATCCTCCAGTTCAATTGGAGCCTAGTATTCTCTGTAACCTTAGCATCATAGGCTAAATCATGCATTGCTGCAAGCAATTTAAATCTCACAGGGTAAGGAATATAGTGTAAATTTAGACCGTAAAACCCACCCTGCACTTTTCTAAAAGGTAATACTAATGGAAACATATCCCAGTACGGTAATGTATCTTTTAACTTAGCATCGTAAAAGAACATGTACATATTACCAGGCAAAATGGTAGTTGTCAATTCGGGTGTATTTGCCATCAACTGATTAGGTCTGACGTTCTTAAGATTCTTTGTTTGAACCTGATACCAGTTAAGAGAGCGATCGTTATCGCCCGCTTTCATTCTAATATCTTTAAAGGGGTTAACTGCTGTAGCCATAACTATATTTATCTGTTACACCCCAAGGTCTTTCTCGGTTAAAACCAAGAACTGCATTCCTCTATCAACACAATATTCATCTGCAGCTTTCCATTTTGATTGATTTACCCCGTATTGAAACACCTCATCAATAAATCTCTTAGTCTGACGTTTAGGTATAGCAGGGGGTTTAGTAAACTTTTCTGGCTTTATTTCAATTAGATATTTGTTAATTGCACCATGCCTGTCTTTTACTCTAATATAGAAGTCTACGAAGTACCGATGCACCTTACTATCAACAGGAGACTTATAAGGTATAATCATAGTTTCAGATCCCCATTCAAGTACAGATGCGTTATTATCACACCATTTCATGAATTTTAACTCCCATGACGATCGATAGATGATGTCATAAATGTCACCTCTATACTTGGAAGGATTAGCGACCCTATAGCGGCCTTTGTAAGTTGCTTTGTACATAACGGGATAAATATAATATAACTTAATCCACTATTTATGGAAAAGCAATGGCTGCAGATGTAAAAAAACGTACACGTACAGAAAAAGCATTAGATGCTTACAAAGAATCCTTTGCCTCTACTAGTGGTAGAGTAAATAAAGACAAATTTAATGTTAAAGTAATTCAGTACCCTTCTGATCTCCAGACAGCACCTAACCTACAACATTATGTTCTCTTCAACATTAACGTTAGAGGTAAGTCTAAATTTAACGAAGATAATAGACAATTTGAAGTTAAAAGAAATTTGAATTCAGCAAACCTGAGTCCGGATGAAATGGCAAGCCCAGTAATACGAGGTGTTACTTATGCTACCGCAGGTGTAGCTGCAGGCGTTGCAGTTACATCATTAGTGAGTAAGGCTGCAGATGCTTTTGGTTTATCAGGGGCCGGGAAAACAGGTCCAGCGGCAGCTTCAAGACAGTCTTCAGTAAATGTTGGTTCAAAAGTAGCTGGCACCGTTGTTGGGGCAACTGTTGGCGCAACAATGGCTGCATCTAATTTACTTAAAAAAGATACCACATATAGGATTTCTGACGCTATAGCACTCTATGTTGACGGACCACCTTCAGTAAAATATAGTATGAATTATGCTAATAAAGAACTGGGTACTTTACTCGGTGTATTAAGTGGTAGCGTGTTTGACGGTCAAGGGTTAAAAAGTGCAGGCGGGGAAATCGGTGCTGCACTAGGTGCCTCCCTGGCAAAGTTACCAGGTGCATTTGGTGCTGCAGATGTAGGTTCTGCGCTCAGTGTTTCATCAGGCACATCATTGAACCCATTTAGAGAAACCGTTTTTGAATCTGTAGACTTTAGATCATTTGCTTTCAAATATAAATTCTTTCCTAAAAATAAAAAAGAATCAGATGATGTTTATAATATAATAAACACCTTTAAATTTCATATGCACCCTGAAATGTCTGAGGGTAAATTATTTTTTATTTACCCTTCCGAGTTTAACATATCATATTACTTTGGTAGTGAGGAAAATGGATACTTCCATAAATTTGCAACCTGTGTATTAGAAAATATGGAAGTGAACTATGGTGGTGAACAATTTTCGTCTTTTAGAGATGGTGCACCAACTGAAGTTAACATGTCTCTTACTTTCCGTGAACTAGAAATTCTTACTAAGAATATGGTAAGGGAAGGTTACTAATGTATTTCAAAAGCTTCCCTTATACGTTTTATTCTCTAGACGATACTAGCACAGTTCAAGTAGTAACAAATATTACTACTCGAGTTACTCTGTCTGAAGAAGTAAAAACTAATCTAGGTCTCTTTGATGAATATGATATAAGAGACGGTGAAACTCCTGAACTAGTTGCTAATAAGTTTTATAATAATTCCGAACTACATTGGTTAGTACTACATTACAACGACATTATTGACCCACGGTTTGACTGGCCTATGGATACAAACAATCTTAATAGGTATGTTGCTGGTAAATATACCGATGCAAATGCCACCCACCATTTTGAAGATGCTGATGGTAATTACACCAATGGTAATGCATATATTTTATCATCAAATGCCTTTACTAATTTTAGTGTTAATGATGCTATTACTAATAATACGAATAATGGTACAGGTTATATAACAATAAAAAATAGTAGCTCTAATGTAAGGATAACTATTACCACGGGCGGATTTAAAACAGGGGATCAGATTTTAAAATCCTCTAATACTGCTATTAGCGCTAATATTACAAGCACAATAATTTTATCTGGTACCCCTGTTACTAATTTTACCTTTGAAGACGAGGCTAATGAATCAAAGCGTAGAATTAAAATATTAAAAGCCTCTTATGTAGATGCAATTATAAATGACTTTAAAAAGAAGCTAGGTGAATAATGATTGGTGAACAAGGTCTTCAACGTGCCGGGGAGGTACGAATTGAACAACTTAAACTTATTAACTCTGCCAATGAGATAATTGATCTCACAGAGTTTATTGTTGAACTAAATTTATTTGAAGACCTTTTTAAGAACTATTTACACGGTAATCTGGTACTTACCGATAGTAGAAATTTAATTGACCGGTTTAACATTCATGGGGAAGAGTTCTTAAATGTTAAAATAAGAACCCCGTCTTTTCCAGATTCAGAAGTAATACAAAAGACGTTCAGAGTCTTTAAACTATCTGATAGAACTATTGTAAGAGATACTAACACCCAAAACTTTGTTCTACACTTTATTTCTATTGAATTCTTTTACGATGTATCTCTACCGCTATTTGCTCCGTTTGAAGGCACTATAACAGATGTTGCTGGGGCAATATTTTCGGACTTTATTGCTTCATCTCGTAATTTTGATATATCAGAATCAGGTAGAGAAATAAAAGAAAATCCTGAGCCGACAAATTTAATAGTTATTAATGAGGCTTCTAATAAAGTAAAGTTTATATCCCCAGGCTGGTCTCCTTTTAAGTGCATTAATTGGCTTGCCTCTAAAGCTATTCCAAAAGATGGTACTGCAAAGAATTATATATTTTTTGAATCTAATAAAAACTTTTACTTTGGTACTTTAGAAAACTTATTTAGAGACGCTCATGAAAGTAAAAACTACCTAGGTAGATATTTAATATCTGCATCAAACGTACGCGAGAACCAAAGTTCACAAAACGTTAATAGAGAAATGTTTCTTGCAAAAGATGTTGAAATGATAGAAACAACTGATTATATTAAAAACTATACCAGTGGGTATCTTGGTAGTAGATTAATATATCTGGATGTGTTTAACAAAGAGTATGAATTAATAGATTACGACCATACAGAGAGTTACGAGAAGCAATATCATACTTCAGGTAAGGGTGCGGAGGCAAAACCAATATTCAATAAAAATACCTTTAAGAACTTTGCAACCAATATAAGTTTTTATCCCAAAAATCCAAAACTGTTTAACGATTATAAAGATAACATCAGTGAAAAGATGGGAGAAATTCACGGCAACAGACTATCCTCATTGTTAGAATTAACTAATATTAAGATGAACATGACTATACCGGGTAGGACAGATGCAGAGGTAGGAAGAATTATTTACTTTGAATACCCCTCCATGGGAGCAAAAGATGAAAGTGACACAGGTTCATCAGCTCAAGATAAACTATATTCAGGATTCTATTTAATCACAGCTATACACCATAAGGTGAATAAGTTTGAACATACTATGATAATGGAAGTAATAAAAGATTCTTTATACGTTGATAAAGAGAGTGATAACAGGGCTTAATATGCAAAGAATTTTTAACAAAGATGGTTTTAATTGGTGGATTGGTGTCGTAGAAGACCGTATGGATCCAGAAAAAATGGGTAGATGTAGAGTCCGCATTTATGGTTATCATACCGATAGTAAGTTAATATTACCAACTAAAGACCTTCCTTGGGCAACTCCTATTCAGCCAATTACCTCGGCTGCAATTTCAGGTATTGGTACATCACCATTAGGTCCTGTTGAGGGTACCTGGGTCATTGGGTTTTTTCTTGATGGTGAAGATATGCAGCAACCCGCTATCTTCGGTACTATTGCTACTAAGGCAGCAAAAAAAGCGTTCTCCGTACAAGAAGATAAACCAGAAGTTACCAATCCTAACGATGGTATCCTTAGAGATAGTTCTGGTAACCCGGTAGTAGATGGCCAAGGAGAGCCAGTTCGTTCAGGAACACCGTCAGTAGCAGGCTGGCAGATAGGTCAGACATCTGAAAAGTACGAATCTGGAGGTAAGGGAGCTGGTACCATTAATGCATACACCGGTGCAGCAGGAGGTGACCTTGGGGGTGCATCTTATGGTACTTACCAGTTCGCCTCTTTCCTACCCGCTGTAATGAACACTGGTAAAGCAAGACCTTCAGCTAAAAATTCACCCGTAATACAGTTTTTAAATACTTCAAAGTTTAAAGATAAATTTGCAGGGTTAGAGCCTGCTACTGCCGCCTTTGATGCTAAATGGACTGAGATTGCCAATACATTTAAAGCAGAATTTAAAAATGAACAGCACGATTATATCCAGAAAAAGTATTATAATGTTGCTATATCTAACCTACAGCGTCAAGGTTTGGATATGACAAAGTACGGACCAGCTGTACAAGATCTAGTTTGGTCAGGAGCAGTACAATTTGGCCCTGCCAATATTAGTGCTTTTACTGAATCATTAAGCGGTAAGAGCATACTTACTGATAAGGATATTGTTACATTAGTTAGTGAATGGAAAATTAACAACGTAGCAACGCTGTTTAAATCAAGTTCAGCTGATATTAAAGCTGGTGTTAAATCTCGTTATCAATCCGAAAAACAAGCCTTACTGAGTTTAATTAAATAATGGATCCACTAATTACAAAACAAATTCAAGGTGTTCTTGAGAACAGTATCTTTAACAAGATCATTGCTCTTAACCTTAATATCCCTAGCCCCGTCTTAAGAGCTATAATTTCTAGAGTGGCTGAAGTTGGAGCAGTAGATATCGTAAAACAGGTATCACAAGCATCAAATAAAGAACTAACTGATATACCTAAAAATATTATTGGCCCCTATAATCCTGTCAATATTGTTAATGCAAATAACGGACCTACCCAGATATCGAATAATATAGATGGAATTATTCAACAACAATTACTTTTACAGACTACAGATAAAATAGTTTCTAAATTGCAGTCTCAATTAAGACTTGCTTTACCTACAGATAAGTTAGGTATTATTAACTTTGATTCATTAGCTGCCAGCCTTATACAAGGTATCACTCCTACTGTTGGTAAGACACTATCTACTGCTGTTAGCAGCTTTGCAGATTCTATTTTTGGTAAAGGTCAAGCACCTAAAATAACTTCTAATAGTATTGAGTCATTATACAAAACATTATCTCCAGAAGAGGCCTTAAGTAAGACAGATGAAATATTTGATACCTCTATTGCTAATACAGCATTAGCAGAAGCTAAAAACTTTGATATAAATTCAACATCAAATTCCGAGAAGCTAGCAGTATTGGATAAGGGATTTACAGACCCTAATGCAAATTACCCTACAAAAGAATATGCCGGGATTTCTGAAACTAATAAACTTGCTCAGGGAGACTCTAGGGGTACGGTGGTTCAAGAAAAGAATACTAACCGTATGAAGGGAGCAAAGCTTCCGGGTGGAGAAGCCTGGGATGAACCAGAGTCAGCTTTTAATGGTGCATACCCATATAACAAAGTAACTCAAACTGAATCAGGTCATATTATTGAGATAGATGATACCCCGGGTTCCGAGCGAATTCATATATACCATAGGTCTGGTACTTATGTGGAAATTGATTCAAACGGATCCATGGTAAAAAGAACAAAGGGTTCTTCTTATGAAATTATTGACCGAAATGGAAAAATATCTATTGCAGGTCGGGCAGACATTTCTGTTAATGGAGCTTGTAATATCTTTGTTGGTAATGATGCAAATATCGAGGTCGAAGGTGATGTAAACCTTAAATGTCATAACGATATTACTGCCATGGCTGGGGGTAAATTAAACCTTTCTGCAACCGAAGAAGTTAATATTACAAGTAGCAATGTTAACATACAAGCATATAATTTAATGAATTTAAGTTCTAACGTTGCATTGAACCTGCATGCGACGGTAGATATTAATATGCTTTCAAATGCCAATATATTTGTAAGTGCTGTAGACTTGTATCAAAATACCTCTAGTATCTATAATCAATCTGGTAATGTTTACATCAAGACTAACGAAGGCGGTAATGGTGTTTTTGTTGAATCCGAAAGTAAAATTAACCTTAAAGCAAAACAAGATATTAATACACAATCACTTGCTAGTATTAATACAAAAGCTACAACAGATATAAAACAACAGGCAGGAGGGGTTATTAGTAATAAAGCAGCTGGTCAATTTGCAGCAGACGGTAGCGCTGTACACCTTAATTCTGGCAACTCTGTAGCTGCAGGAGAGGCTGCAGCCTCTGTAATCAGTAAACCTGCTACTATTGCGGGTATTTCTAACATTGGTAATATGACTGGCCGTAAAGATATATCAGATAATGATAAAATTGACCCTGCAGTTCTTACTCCTGCAGATACGTCTTCGATTGAAATAGAAGTAGATACACATACACCAACTGAAAAATTAGAGCATAAAAATAGACTTATAAAAGAAGGTTTTGCAACTGCTGAAATTTTAGATGAAAAACCAATTGGTACAGAAAGCAAATCCGTGCCCTCTGAGCAGCAACTATTTATTAAACCAGATGAAAAATTAAAATCTGTTACTCAGTTACCAGGCAATTATAATTTATCTCCTAACTTTACAGTTGAGATGTTATCGAGTAAAGCTGCAGTAACTCGAGACCCAATACAAGCTCAATTAGGATTAACCTACGGTGAAATTGTGTTTAATCTTCAAGCTGTTGCACTAAACGTTTTAGAGCCTGTTAAAAAGCTATACCCTAATATGATAGTTACATCAGCATTTAGATCTGCAGGAAATAAATCTAATGCAGTAACATCACCTCATCCTAAGGGGCAAGGGGTTGATATTCAATTTCCCGGCATCGATAAAAAAGAATACTATAATATAGCTTTAAAGCTTGCAAAAGTACTTAAGTATGATCAGCTATTATTGGAGTATAAGTCTACGGGGTCAGGCCTTCCATGGATACACGTAGGGTTTGCTGCAAATAATAGAGGCCAACTTTTAACGTTCTTTAATCAAGCTGTCCATTCTCAAGGCTTAACTCAGTTGGCATAATGGCGAATGAATTCGTAACAATAAATACTTCAAATGCTATTGGTTTTGTTTCCATTAGCCCTGATCCTGCAACCGAATTAACTAATGACGGGGAATCACCTGCACCAAATCGATATATACCAACGATATACGGCGGTCAAACTATATCAATAGATATAGGGTTTAATATTGTATATCCGATAATGCCTGAGGGTAGTAATTCAGCTCCTGCAACATCGGTAACTGCTTTATATGATTTTGCTGCCAAAGGAATAAATGTTAGTTCTATAGGTAATGTAGTTAGGCTTTCTGGTACTTTTTCAGGTACTTTTGATGGTGAGTATTATGAGTTTGTATTTGATGATGGTACAGTTCAAGCTTTACCTCCTACTACTACTGAAGATTTCAAAGCATTAGTTCGATATGAAATGCCGACCCCAGTAACCCAGAATAATGCATATGCATTCAGCGTTACAGGCCCCGGGGAGACAGGAAACGTAACATTACAAACTAATATTGGGCAATGGGTTGTTTGGAATTATCAAACAGCTGTTACCAATATAGGTACACTAGTACAATTAGGACCATAAATGCCGGCTGTATCTAGACTAGGCGATTCTGTACTATCTCCAGATGGATCTGGTTACAAATGTCGTATGCCTTTACAGACGAGTGTTGGTGAAGCTAATTCCAAAAATGTATATGCTAACGGTATCTTAATTACAGTTCAAGGTAATAAAGTTACCCCGCACCCAAAATCCGGATGTTCTAATGATGATTCTAGTCTGGATTCTGGATCAAGTCAAGTTTTTGTAGACGGTAAGGGTATAGGGCGAATTGGAGATACCATGGGGAATAATGTGATAACTCAGGGCTCAACTACGGTATTTGCCAGCTGACGCTACCATAAATATAAACATGGCTACACGAAATACCAGACAATATTCAGATTTTAATCTTCTTTTCTCTTCTCACCCCGTAACTGGTGATGTTGCGAGAAAGAATAATGAGGAAGCTGTTAAGCAATCTCTCAGAAATTTAATTTCTACGAGACATTATGAGCGTCCCTTTCATCCTGAAATTGGCTGTCAGATACATGGTCTCTTGTTTGAAAACTTTAATCCTGTAACTGCACAGGTTATGAAGAGGGCTATACTTGATACAATCGATAAGTTCGAGCCGAGAGTAACAGTATTGGAAGTTAAATTGCGAGAAAAAGTAGATGATAATGAAGTTGTTTGTGACATAATTTTTAGACTCAATAACTCTGATAGACCCATTACTTTAACAACACTACTAACAAGAGTAAGATAATGTCTAACTTAAGAATTTCAGAACTTGATTTTGATCAGATCAAGACCAACCTAAAAACATTCTTGAAAGCTCAGAATGAGTTCACTGACTATGACTTTGAGGGGTCTGGGCTTTCTACCCTGTTAGATGTTCTTGCATACAATACCCACTATAATGCTTATTTGGCAAATATGGTAGTTAATGAGATGTTTTTAGATTCTGCAGTTAAAAGATCGTCTGCAGTTTCAATTGCTAAGCACCTAGGATATACACCTGTATCTTCAAGGGGGTCTGTTGCAAATTTAGATATAGTTGTTACTAATCCAACTAACCTTCCAGCATCCCTTACCATGGATCGCTACACCCCATTCACGTCTACCGTCGACGGGGTAGTATACACGTTTTTAACTACTGAAGCAAAATCTGCTTTAAGAGTGGGTACAACATATACTTTTGCAAATGTTAATGTAACTGAAGGAACATTATTAAACTATAGCTATGTTATATCAGATACAACACCCAACAGTAAATATGAGATACCAAATTCTGCTGTTGATACAACTACAATTCTAGTAAGCGTACAGACGTCATCATCCGATACTACAACTACAACATATTCACTAACTACTGATATAACCGGTCTAGATAGTACATCAAAAGTATATTTCCTGGAACAAAACCCACAAGGTAAATATCAAATATATTTTGGTGATGGAATTATAGGTAAGAACCTATCTGCTGGCAACATTGTTACAATTCAATATATGGTAGCTACAGGTTCAGCTGTTAATGTATCAAGTACTGTATCTCAATCCTTTACAGCCGGGACTACTATTGGTGGTTCGAGTAGTATTGCTATTACCGTTAACAGTAACTCTACAGGTGGCGCAGATGCTGAAAGCATTACCTCAATTAAATTTAATGCACCAAGAGTTAATGCATCTAAAAATAGAGCGGTTACAGCTACTGACTATGAGTCTTTAATCTTATCTAATTATGCGGGTGCAGAATCTGTATCGGTATGGGGTGGTGAGGATAATGATCCTCCATTTTATGGTAGAGTAATAATTTCCCTCAAACCGTTCTCTGGGTTTACAATTTCTGATGCAACAAAAGAATCTATTGCGACTAATATTTTAAAATCCAAACAAGCACTCACTACTACACCTGTATTTGTAGACCCAGTCTTTTTCCATGTAGGTATAAATGCGGATGTAATTTATAACTCTTCAGTTACAACTTTGTCTTCAGAACAAATTAAAGCTCAAGTTAATGAAGCTATTACAAATTATTTTTCTACAAGTTTACAGAAATTTAATAAAAATTATATTCATTCATCGTTAATTAATGCCATTTTATCTAAAAATAATTCTATTACAAGTGCATTGTTAACTGTAAAGCTACAAAGAAGAGTATTACCAACTTTAAACACAGTTAACGTCTTCAGTGGTGATACTTCAATTAAGTTTAGAAATGCTATTAAACCTGGTACATTAACTTCTAGTTACTTCTTTATAACGATAAACGGAGTTACAACATTAGTAAAAATAACCGATCTGCCAGACACAACACCTTCAAGTGATACAGGTACTGGTACTTTGCGAATTCTTAATGCTACAACGGATGCTATTTTATTGTCAAGCATTGGAACTATAAGCTACGGTACAGGTATTGTAAGCATAGCGAGTATTACACCTACGGGTCTTCCTGCAGGTACCACCGACATTAGAATTACCGGCAGCGTACAAGAGGCAAGTTATAATCTATCAGTATCCCGGAATGAAATATTAATCCAAGACGATACCACAACAACTAGAACCGGTGGATTAGTAGCCGGTACAATTGTAAATGTTACTGCATTAGTTTAATATGGCAACAACACGAATTAAAGAAAAAGTATCGCAACTGGTTAACAGCCAGTTACCTGAATTTATCAGGTCTGACTATACTACGTTTGTTGCTTTTCTAGAATACTACTATCAATTTTTAGAGCAGGATCAAAACGCTTTAGAATTGGTACAAAATGCAAGACAGTACAGTGACATAGATCAGACTGCAGATTCATTTGTAAATTATTTTTTAAATAATTACGCAAAAGACCTACCACAAAGCTTACTGGTTGATAAGGGACTTTTAATTAAGAGAATTAAAGGTCTGTATGCTGCCAAGGGTGGAACATTATCCATTGAGACGTTATTTAGAATCTTATATGATACTGCCGCGTTAACTAGATACCCTTACGACTCTGTATTAAGACCTTCTAATGGTAAATGGAATCAACGAAATTCACTTCGTGTACTTAGAACATCGGGTAGTGCAGTTGATATTAAAGATCGCTTTATTACTTTTACTAAAAATCGAATTGAATATACAGCAGAAGTAATTAGGGTAAAGACACTTGATACTAATTTGTATGAGATATTTTTTCATGCACCCTACCCTGTACCGTTTGATTTAAATGATACAATATCAATAAGTAACGCCACCGGTGTTATATTTACCGGTACATTACAGCCTACTTTAACAACGACAAGAATTATATCCGGTGGTAGTAACTTTAAAGCCGGTCAAGTCTTTACACTTTCTATTGCAGGTGGATTAAATACTCTTGTTAGAATTACTAAAGTTAGTAGTACCGGTGCAGTTGAAAGACTAAAAATATTAAGTTATGGGTTTGGGTTTAATGAGACTATTTCTATTAATCTCTCAAATTCTGGAGGTGTTTCGGCCCGAACCAAATACCTAAATACAAAAGGTGGTGGTTTCTCCGAAACTATTACAATTTTAAGACCTCACTCAACGTCAAATGCAAATAGATATTTTGATACAGATTATATAAGCCCTTATGATTTTACTGGTGATGATCTTATAGCCCAGAATATTACATCGCAGTTATTAACATCAGTTACTACAACAGGTACAGAAAATCCTAATGATGCTGTTCTGTCATTTAGTACTGGAGCAATTGCAAGATACCCCGGTGAGTATACATCGACACAAGGGTTCTTATCTGAATCTGATAATAGAATTCAAGATGATGAACTGTATCAACCGTTTGCATACCAAATTGTATCTGAATTAGATATTAGTGTATTCTATGATATAGTTAAGAAACTTATACACCAAGCAGGTACTAATTTATTTGTTGATCGAGTATTATCTGCAACTGCTGATATATCAGGAATCATCAGTGTTCAAAGCAGAAAGAACGTTAACTCTGAACTGAACAGTGTATTTACAACACTAGATGCTGCATCTAGGCTAATAAGAAAATTAGCAGATAATGATAATGTAGTTACATCAGCAGTAATTACTGATTATCAGTTAACAAAGCCTCTAACTGATGATACAACAATCTCAGATGTAATTACAATTAGTGTAATTAAAGCTCTTACTGATGATCTCCAGTTTAGTGATAACAACATCTTTACCCTTAATAAGGTAGAGTTAGACGATGCTATTGTAAGTGATCAGACAGAAGACTCAGGACAATCTTATGTAGAACCTACATCTGGGGATGCAAGGTATTTCTTAGAAATGTACACTGAGAGTGTACCTTCTATTGCGTCAATTTCGTTTAGTTAACATACATGATAGCTTGTATAAATATAACACAGAACTTCTTATAGGAATAAAACATGTTCACAGAATCGATAAATGTCAAAGGTAACTTAGAAGTTATTCTTTTAGACGAGTCCGGCAATCAAAAAGACTACCGCAAAATCAATAACTTAGTTGTTGCGGTTGGTAAAGAT